GGGTTTTTACAATGGGTAAACGAGGACCGCCACGAACGCCGACGCCGATTCTTGCCATCCGCGGATCGCACTTGGCTGTTTCGCGTGGCAAGGTCGAAGCAACTACGCCAGCCGGTTCACCCGTTAAGCCGTCTGGCTTGACCGCTAACGAGTCCGCCGTATGGGATGCGACGGTCGAGTCATTGGAGAAGATCGGCACGCTACACGTTACGGATGGGGCCGCGTTGGCTCGGTATTGCTCCCTGTCGGCTCAGTGGGACGTAGCGGTTGCCGAGTCTGACGTGTCCCTGATGCTCAAGCTTTGCACGCCGCTGCTGCGACTGGAGCAGCAATTTGGACTGACGCCGGCTAGTCGTGCCGGTCTAGCCGTCGCCCCCCGCAAAACGGAAGAGGAAACGGAGGCCAGATACTTTGGTTAAGCGAATCGTCCGACCGCCGAACAACCTGAACGGCTACGATCCGACCCGGGACCGCGACGGTTTCCGCTGGGATGGCGTCGCCGCGGCCAACGCGGTCGAGTTTTTCCCGACGTGCTTGTGTCACGTCAAGGGATTTAGTGGGCCGCTTGTGTTGTCGAAGTGGCAGAAAGACTTCATCGCCACGTTGTATGGCTGGAAGCGATCGGACGGCACGCGGCGATTCCGAGAGGCATTGTTAGCAGTCCCTCGAAAGGCTGGTAAAACGACGCTATGCGCTGGCATCGCTTTGCACGAGTTGGCTTGCGGACAGGAGCCTGGCCCGGAAGTCTACTCCGCTGCCGGGAGCCGTGACCAGGCTACGTTGACCTTCGACCCCGCGGCCGAGATGGTCCGCAAGCAACCGATGCTCGCCAAGCGGCTAAAGGTTATCGCCAGCACAAAGAGGATTCTCTACCCCGACAAGCACGGACTCTATCGGGCAATCCCCGCCGAGGCGGCCACGTCCCACGGGCTTAATCCTTCGTGCGTTGTCTTTGATGAACTCCACACGCAACCGAACCGCTTGCTATACGACGTGCTGAAGACCGGGCAGGGCGCCCGCTCGCAACCGCTGTTTGTGAGCATCACAACAGCAGGCCATGATCGACATTCGATCTGCTGGGAAGTTTGGGACTATGCCCGCAAGGTGCGAGACGGCGTAATTCACGACCCGCACTTTCTGCCGATGATTTACGAGATGCCAGATGGAGCCGAGTGGACAAGCGAAGACGTGTGGAAGGCAGTCAATCCGAATCTGGACGTTTCAGTGAGTATCGACTTTTTGCGGCAGGAATGTGCTCGCGCAAGAGAGGTGCCGGCTTATGAAAACACGTTCCGCAATCTGTACCTCAATCAATGGACTGAGGCATCGGTGCGATGGCTCGGAACGGACCAGTGGAACCGCTGCAACAATAGAACTGTGGATCTTATTGGCCTTGAGTGTGTCGGCGGGCTTGACCTTTCGACTGTGACGGACCTATCCGCGCTTGTGTTGGCGTTTCGCGTGGAGGATGAGATCGTCTTGGAATGCCGCTTCTGGTGTCCCGAGGAAGGCATACGCAAACGATCGCACAGGGACCGCGTACCGTACCAGCAGTGGGCAAAAGACGGATGGCTGATTCCGACGCCGGGGGAATCCATCGACTACGGCTTTATCCGGCAAGAGCTAATGGACCTGTCCCGCAAGTACCAAATCCGCAAACTGGCAATCGACCGCTGGAACGCTACGCAACTCGCCACGGAGTTGATTGACGACGGCCTGGACGTGGTGGCGTTTGGGCAGGGCTACGCTTCTATGTCTTCACCGGCTAAGGCATTGGAAGCTGCGATTATCAACGGCGAGATCAACCACCAAGGCAACCCAGTATTGCGGTGGATGGCGAGCAACGTCGTAGCTGAGACGGACGCGGCCGGCAACATCAAGCCGAGCAAGGCCAAGTCAACGGAGCGAATCGACGGCATTGTAGCGGCGGTGATGGCGATCGGCGTCATGGGGGCGGACCAGGGCACGAGCATCTACGCGACCGAGAAGCCGTTTTACATCGGGGGCGACGAATGAAGATAGCCGACGTGTTTCTGTACTCGGCCATCGTGGCTATCATAACCGGCGTGGCGGCCTACGACTGGCGAGCCGGGTTGATTGTTGGCGGTGTGATGATTGGCGTTGCGGGTGTTATCCTTTCGATGAGGTGAGTTCATGCTTGCACAAGCAATCCGTAGCGTCTTTCGCACAACGAAGCCGGGCCCGCTTTCCGATTTCTGGTATGGGCCAACAGCGCAACCAGTAGCGTCAGGTGTCACCGTAAGCGACGCGACCGCGTTGGGTGTCAGCACGTTTTGGGCTTGCGTTCGCGTCCTGAGCGATACCGTCGGCTCCATGCCGTTGCACGTCTACAAGCGACAGGATGACGACCGCAAGACGCGGGATAGTTCACATGCGTGGTACGACACACTCCACAAATCGCCCAACGTCTGGCAAACACCGATTACCTTTAAGGCAATGATGATCGGGCACCTATTACTGAGGGGCAATTTCTACGCACGCATTGACGATCCGCAGCCGCAAGCCGGGCGACTGTCACCGTCGCTCGTGCCGCTAAACCCAGACCGAATGCAGATTCCGAGACAGGACCGCTACGGCTACATTACCTACAAGTACAGCTACTCGGACGGCACGACGCGCGAGTATGACCAGGACCAGATTTTACACGTCAAGCTGCTGACCAGCGACGGACTGGTGGGCATGTCGCCGCTGACCTACGCACGGGAGACACTGGGGTTGGCACAAGCACAAAGTGGCTACGCGGCGTCACTGTTCGGCGGCGGCGGGTTCATCAAGTATTACCTGAAAACGTCCAAGCGGCTAGGAGCCGAAGGTAAAAAGAACTTCCGCGAAGGCTGGCGGGACTTGCACGGCGACGCGCGGACATTCGAGCCGCCGATCCTCGAAGACGACATGGACATCAAGACGCTTGGCATGTCGAACGACGATGCACAGTTTTTGGAGAGCCGCAAGTTCTCGGCTTACGAGTTGTGCCAGTTTCTCGGTGTCCCGCCACACTTAGTTTTCCTACTCGATAGAGCAACGTTCTCGAACATCGAGCACCAGGGGCTAGAGTTTCTGACGATCCACCTTAACCCGTACCTCGTGCGAATCGAGCAAGAGTTGCAGCCGTGGCTAGGCGATGATTACTTTGCCGAGTTTCTACGGGATGCGATTGTCAGAGGCGATCTGAGCAGCCGCTATACAGCCTACAATATGGGACTGCAAGCCGGATTCATTACGCCGAACGAAGTACGCCTACGGGAGAACCTTGACCCGCTACCAGGTGGCGACGAACTACGCACGCCGCTGAACATGGCGCCGGCGAGCGGGCAGGCACAGCCGCAGCCGCCACAACAGCAGCGTGAACCTGAGCCGGAGCCTGACAGCGAAGATAAAGAGGCTGCGGCTATCGCTACGCCGGTGCAAATCGAAACGCCGGTTCCGGTAATCGAGACGAGGCCGACGATTGACCTCGCCCCACTGATTGCCGATGCTGCCACTCGGATCGTAGAGCGCGAAGTATCCAGCCTGAGCCGTCGCGTTGCCAAAGCAGACGCGGACCCGGCCGCATACTTTGCGTGGGCCGTGACGTGGTTTGAGTCTCACCGCGACTACACCGCGAAGGCAATCGCCCCGCTTGTCACGGCGTCAGCATCGGACCTCGATACGTCGGCATGGTCCGCTGAGTATTGTTCCGCGACGGTACAAGAGTTCGCCAGCAAGGAACCCGCTGCTGTGTTGAAAGACTGGGAAGCCACCAAGGCCGGGAAGCTGGCCGCTACAATCGGAGAAGCGCTATGTACGACCGCATCCTGACCGAAGCTAGAACGTCCGTCTGGTTGATTCGGCCCGACAAACTGGACGCGATTATGTCGATGCTGGAAAGCCGGGCTGATGGCATCCAGGCGAGTGCCGACACGTTGCGAGCGTTCGCCATTGACAACCATGACAAGCGACAGACTCGGCTAGAGGGCGTGACAGCGGCCGCGATGAAGTCTGGCAATAAGAACGGACCAAAGGCTATTGGCGTCTTGCCTATCCTGGGGTCAATCGTCCAACGCGGAAACATGTTCACCGAGGCGAGCGGCACGGCGTCAACCGATATGATCGGCCGGCAGTTCGACGCCTTGTTGGAGAACGAGGCCGTGGGGACGATCGTTCTCGACATCGACTCGCCTGGCGGGACAGTCTACGGCGTTCCCGAACTGGCCCACAAGATCCAAGCTGGACGGGACCGCAAGCCGATTGTCGCAGTTGCCAACGCTGAGGCGGCGAGCGCGGCCTACTGGCTGGCGAGTGCGGCAAGCGAGATCGTTGTTACGCCAAGCGGCAACGTCGGATCAGTCGGAGCCTACGCGATGCACATCGACGCAAGCAAACTGAATGAGACGATGGGGATCAAGCCGACTTACATCAGCTACGGGAAATTCAAGACCGAGGGCAACCCGGACGAACCGCTTGCAGACGAAACCCGCGCGGAGATCCAGGCACGGGTTGACCGCTACGGCCGGATGTTCGAGCAAGCCCTGGCTGCCAATCGCGGCGTAACGCTGGCGGCTGTCCAAGAGACATACGGGCAGGGACGAATGTTAGACGCCGACGCCGCGAAGAAAGCAGGCATGGTTGACCGCGTGGAATCGTTCGAGGCGACGATTGCCCGCCTGCTATCAGATCGCCCAAAGGTGAAGCGGCGGCTTGCACACGCAAAAAATTTTCTAAGTTCGTGTTGACAACCGATATCGCAAATCACCATACTACGCACATGAGCGACCGAGTTACGTTTACGGACTCGACCGCGTAGCAAAACTTACCGACCAGCCAAAGACCCTCCACGTTTACGGGAGCCGCGAGGCAATCCCCTAAACACGGAGGGTTTTTTCGTGAACCCAAGCGTAAAGAAACTGGTTGACAAACGCGATGCACTCAAGGCATCGATGCGAGGATTGGTTGACGCGGCGGAGAAAGAAGACCGCGACCTGTCCGACGAAGAGCAAGAGCAGTTCGACGCCTTTAAGTCCGACGTGACTGCACTCGACAGCCGCATTTCACGGCTGGAAACTGTGCTTGCCGAGGCCAAGGCCGATGCTAAGCCGCCCGAATCCTGCCTCGAATTGAAGCCCCCGGAGAAGACCCGGATCGAAGCCCAGCCTCCGAGCTTCATCGACGACCCGAAAAAGGGATTCAAGAGCCATACGGAATTCCTGATGGCGGCAATGAACGCCGTCAAGCGGGGCCAAGTCACCGACCCGAGAATGAACTATCTGTCGGGATCACGCACGCGATTTCTCGCGACGGCCGGCAGTGACGAACAGGGCACCTATGCCGATCCCTACGGCGGCTTTCTCGTGCCGGTCGGATTCTCGCCGAACCTCCTGATGGTCCCGGCCGAAATGCAGGATGTGGGAATCACCACAACCCGCGTTCCGATGACCACGCCGACTGTGACCTTCAACGCCCGCGTGGACAAGGATCACACGTCCAGCGTAAGCGGCGGATTGACCGTTTCGCGACGTGCGGAAACCGGGACGATGACCGGCAGTCGTATGCAGTTCGAGCAAATCTCGATCAAGGCCGATTCGCTCTATGGGTTGGCGTTTGCGACCGAGGAACTGCTGCAAGACTCGCCGCAAAGTTTCGTGGCGATGCTGGAGCAGGGCTTCAACGATCAGTTCCTCTGGCACCTTGTCGGCGAACGCCTCGAAGGCACCGGTGTCGGCGAATACCTCGGGATTCTGAATAGCCCGGCTATCGTGAGCATCACGAAGGAAACCGGCCAGGCCGCCGATTCGATCCTGTTCAACAACGTCATCAAGATGCGGGCTCAGTGCTGGAACTATTCCCGTGCGGTATGGCACTACAACCAGGACTGCCTGCCCACGCTGATGCAGATGACCATCCCGATCGGCACCAGCGGAATCGCGGCATGGCAAACGTCCGCCCGTGACGGTGAGCCCGACATGTTCCTCGGTCGCCCTGCTTACCCGTGCGAACATTGCGCGACGGTCGGCGATACCGGCGACATCATCCTCGCCGTTTGGAGCGAGTACCTCGAAGGCGTCTACCAGGCCATGAACATGGCGGAAAGCATCCATGTTCGATTTGTCGAAAATGAACGTGCCTTTCGGTTCACGATGCGTTGCGGCGGTGCTCCCTGGTGGCGCGCGGCTTTGACCCCGAAGAAATCGGCGAAGACCTTGAGCCCTTACGTCAAGATCAACGCCCGTGCGTAGTCTGCCGGTTCAACCTTTACCCTCCTGATAGGAGACTGTTCAGATGGCAACTGCGATTGCAACCGACAGGCTTTCCACCCGTCGGAAAATGTTGATGTTCTATCATGCCCCTGCTGCCGCTGCCACGGAGCAAAGCGTCAAGTCTGGTGCGACCACCACGACTTGGCAGGCATTTCAGGGATACGGTTCGTTTCAAGTTGCGGCCATGACTGCGCTACTCGCCGGCAACGGCATGATTGAACTCTCAATCTACGCGGCCGAGGATGCGAGCGGAACGAACGCGACCGAGATCAAGACGAGCGGTGTTCTCGCCGCCGATGCCGTCGGTGACTGGGCTCAACTCGAATGCTCGGCCGAGGAAGTAAACGCGGCCGGCAAAGCTTTGGGTTACAACTTCACTCATGTTGTGGCCTACGTCGATTGCCACCACAACGACGACGAAGTAGCGGTCGTCTATATCCTTGACGAACCGCTGTTTAAGTACGACGGCCTGACGCCGGCTTCGACCATTGCGTAGTGTTTCGTCCCCTGGC